GCATTACCTTCATTTGAGCAAGCTGATGGAGTATTCATCTTAGATGTAGATCCATCATAAGGAGGGATAGCAAGATGGTAACAATTGTAAAAGGAAATGAAAAAATAGTATGTTCTCGTGGAACTTATGAAGACCAATATAGGCAATTAGGTTATCGTATTGCTTCTGAAAAAAATAAGGAGACTACAGAAAAAGTAGTCTCTCCTATTAAAGAGGAAGTAGAGAAAGAAGAAGATAAAATAACTGCTAAATATGGTGTAAGGAGAAAAACTACTAGCAAAAAGGAGGAAGAATAATATGTTATATGAATATAATGGAAAAATTTATATAAAGCCTTTTTCTAATAAAATAGTAGAAGTTGAAATAACAAAAAAAGGAAATGAATTTGATGTTAAACCAATGAAAGAAGTAAAAGTTTTAACACCAGAAATTATTAAAAAAATGTCAGAAATAACATTAGAAAACGCATTTAAAAAAGCAAATAAAAGTGATAAAGGTTCTTTAGATGCATTTTAAAAAGGAGGAGTAAAATGGATTTAGATAATAATGAGAAAGTAACAGCACTAGTTACAAAATTAAGAAAAAGATTAGATGCGGAAGATTTATCTTCTGCTGATTATACAGATGAAATTTTAAAAATAGAAATTTCTAATGCTTTACTAGAATATTATAACGATAGACATTTTACTCCTACTGATGAAAAACCTTTTGAAGATATATATGCAGGAATAATTGTTGAGTTAGCTGTTGCTGCATTAGCACGATATGGAGTAGAAGGCGAAAATTATCATAGTGAAGGTGGAGTTATTAGAACTTATGACAATTCATCACAATATCCGTTAGCTTTAACAAGAAAAATAATACCTTTGGCTAAAGGGGTTGATTTATAGTGAATAATTTAAAAAGAAATAAAAGAAAATTCTATTATTGCACAAAGAAAGAAGAAAACGGCAGAATAATATTTAGTGAACCAAAAGAAATAAGATTAAATTATCAACCTATAAAATCTGTTGGAGAGATATTAGAAGCTGGTCCGGATAGCATAAACACTTTAATAGTATATATGCGACCAAGTGTTGGAAAATTATTTCATAATGGAGATAGGTGCTATATATTTGTAGAACCTCCAATTGAATATGATAAAACTTGTAGTAATGCTGATTATTTTGTTGACGGAGACCCTAAAATTTACATTAATGAATACACAATGCACTTACAAAGAATGGTAGGCGATGATTATGAACGTTGATGTAGACGTTGAAAAAAAGAAAAAAATAGAAGTAGATTTAAGGAAAATAAGTCAACAAATTATTGATGAATTAGCGGAAAAAACTTTAGATGAAATTCAAACAAACTATTCTAAGTCTAAATATCAAGCTGGAGAAGAAATGAATTTTTCAAAAATCGGAGATGAAAACGAAAAAATAGTTTCAATGAGTGGACCACAAGCATGGTATAGTGAGTTTGGTACTGGTACAGAGGGAGAACAAAAACCACATCCTATAAAAAATAGGTTTGATTTAAAACCATATAACAGCGGAGAAACAATAAGAATAGCAAGCGAAAGAGTTGCACAAAAAGATGAAGCTATTGAAGCTGGAATAGGAGAAGGCGATTTATATTGGACTTACCAAGGAAATGATGGAAAAGTATATTATACAAAAGGTATACCAGCACAAAAACAAGTTTATGATGCAGGTCAAAAAATACCAGAAGAAATATCTAAAGTAATAGAAAAATATATGAAAGGAATGTCTTAATAATGGTAACTTTAATAAATCAACTTGAAGAAGATATACAAGAATTATTTTCACAACGTAATGATGAATTTAAAAAAGTTTTAGTAAAGCAAAAATACAAAGAATTACCAAAAGGGAAATATCCTAAAGTAATCATTGAAGAAATACGAAATAGTGAAATTATAAGTAGAAGTACAACTCAAGGCGAAAGAACTACAGCTTTAGGTTATCAAATTACAGTTTATAGCCGAGATATGCAAGAATATGATGCAATAGATAGTGTTAGGCAAATGTTAAACATAATTGATGACTATTTACAAATTCCTAATTATAATATGCAACGAATTGGCACACCGGCAATAATCCCATATATAAGTGATTCAACAATAATGACTGGAGCTATAAGATATAATTGTGTTTATGACAAAGAAACAAATTTAATATATAGAAGTTAAAAGGTAGCGACATAAATGTCGGTACGATAAAAAAGGAGGAAAAGAAAATGGCAAGATATTTAAGTACAATAGGTGTACATTTATATTATGGAGTAGAAGAAACAGCAGGAACAAGACCAACTGCAAAATCTGCTTATACTGAGTTAGTTGGTATTAAAAGTATTCCATCATTGAACCCACAACCAGATAACTTAGAGACAACTACATTAAATGAAACAGAGTACAAAACATATATCCCTGGATTAAAAGATTTAGGTGGTTCATTGGAGTTTACATTCAATATGTCACAAGATTTAAAAGATACTTGGGATGCTTTAATTACAGCAGATGCAGCCGCAAAAGTAGCACAAAAAGCAACATGGTTTTATATTGAAGTACCTGGGCTAACAGAAGGATTATATTTCACAGGAGAACCATCTCCAATGGGACTACCAGAAATGGGAGTAAATGCAGTATTAGAAGTATCAAACTCAATTACTGTTACAGGAGAACCAGAATGGGCTGCGAAACCAACAGTTTAAAATAATAAAAAAAGGAGATTGAAATATGAATAAAAAGATAGAATTTAGTTATGAAGGTGTAGATTACACATTAGAATATGATAGAAAAGCAATAGAAATAATGGAAGCCAACGGATTAGAATTGGACTCTGTAAGGTCAAAACCAGCATCAATGGTTTCTATATTATGGCAAGGAGCATTTTTAAAAAATCACAAAAAAGAAAAACCATCTAAGATTCAAGAAATATATGATAATATGAAAAACAAATCTGACTTAAATACATATTTAAGCGAGATGGTGTTTGAAACATATGCAGTATTACTTGGAGATGATGAAGAAGATGATTCAAAAAACATAGAATGGAAGATGTCTTAGAAACAGAAGAAACTAAGAAAGTAGAGCACTTCTTCCTTACAAATGAATTTAATAAATGTTGTCCGTTTTATATCTCAATAGGAATGACTTATGAGCAGTTTTGGTATGGAGATCCAACCATGACTAAAATGTATTTAGAAGCATATAAGATAAAAGAAAAAAGAGAAACAGAAAAAATGAAATGGATAACGTGGGAACAAGGCTTGTACGTATATGAGGCAATATGTGATGTTTCTCCTGTACTACGAGCCTTTTCTAAAGCAACAAAGCCTCTACCTTATCCAGAAAAGCCATATGGATTAGCAAATGATGAAATGGATAAGAAGATAAAAGAAGTAGAAGAAGAACGAGATATGTATAGAGCACAGATATTTTTTCAAAATTGGGCGAGCAATATGAAAAAGAAATTTAGAGCATCAAGAAAGGAGGAATGATAATGCCAGACATTCAAGAGTATAGTGTAAGTATAAAATTTAAAACAGAAGGCTCAGATTCAGCAGAGCAAAAGATGGACGAAGTTGAAAAAAAAATAGATAAACTATCATCATCAAAAAATAAAATAAGTGGATTATTTAAAGGCTTTGTAGGAGCAAAAATTCTTGGAGATGTATCAAAAAAGATATTCAATTTATCAAAACAAACTTCTGATTATATTGAAACTGTAAACTTATTTAGAGCATCAATGGGAGATGTTGCTGATGAAGCTACTAACTTTATAAATAAAGCTGAAAGTAATTTAGGATTAGATCCTAAAGCGATGATGGATTCAATTTCATCTTTTCAAAATTTGTCAGAAGGAATAGGAATTTCGAGTGATAGAGCATATATAATGAGTAAAAACTTAACACAATTGTCTGGAGATTTAAGTTCCTTTGCGAATATTTCGTTTGAAGAAGCACAGAGGAAATTATTATCTGGGTTCTCAGGGCAAGTACAACCATTGAGGAAATATGGTATTGCATTAGACCAAGCATCTTTACAAGAAACAGCATATTCTTTGGGATTGCAACAAAAAGTTAGAGAAATGACAAGAGCACAAAAGACAGAATTGATTTATTATCAAATAATGAGGTCAACACAAAAAATGCAAGGAGACTTAGGAAGAAGTTTGCTATCTCCTGCGAATGCAATAAGAGTTATGCAGCAAGAATTTAAGGCACTTGCACGAGCTGTAGGAAGTATTTTTATCCCTATTATGATGAAGATAATCCCAGTTGTAAGAGCTGTTACGCAGATATTAACTGAGGCGGCAAGAGCTGTTGCAAGTTTCTTTGGTTTTGAACTTGGAAGTTTTAATTCAGATTTAAGCACTGTAGGAAATTTATTAGGCGGAGTTTCAGATGGAATTGGAGACATTGGAAGTGATGCAGAAGATACAGCTAAGAAGATGAATAAAATGTTGATGCCATTTGACGAACTAAACAATATTACAACTAGCACTGGAACAGATGCAGGAGCCGGAGCTGGAGCTGGAATTGGCGGAGGAGACCTTGGAATCGAATTACCAGAATATGATATGTTTGAGTCAATGACGAAGACTTCACAAGAGCAAATAGAGAAAATAAAAGCTAAAATAAAAGAGTTATTACCAGTTATTGAAACAGTAGGAATTGCATTAGGTTCAATTTTTATAGCAAAAAAAGTTTCAGGCTTTATTGAAGTTTTATCTCAACTAGGTAAAATGTTAGGAGGCACAAGCAGCTCTTTTAAAATTATAGCTGGAATATTATTAACAATAGGTGGAGCAATAGAGTATATAAAAGGAGTATTTGACATATTAAATCCGAATATAAGTTATACAGAAGGACTTTTAAGGACTTTAGGCGGAACAGCATTAATGGTAGCAGGTGTATTTCTAATGTTTGGTGGAGTTCCTGCGTTAATTGTGGGAATAGTAGCGGGAATAGGAATTTTAGCAGCAACAATATACAGATTTAGAGACCAAATTGGAGAATTTTTTACAAAAAAAGTACCAGAGTTTTTTGAAGGTGTTGGTAAAAGATTAAGCGAATTACCAAACAAAATTGGTTATTGGTTAGGTTTTGCATTAGGAAAAGTAGTAGCATTTGTTTCTCAAGACATACCACAAGCAGTAAATAAGTTTTTTACAGAAACTATACCTCGTTGGGGCGAAGAAATAGGAAAGTTCTTTACAGAAACAATACCACAAAAGTGGGAGGAACTTGTAACATGGTTTCAAGAATTACCAGAAAAAACATTAGAAATGGGTAGACAGATAATTGAAGGTTTATTAAATGGATTAGTAGAAAAATGGGAAGAAATAATAAAAAAAATATCTGAATTTGTAAAAGGATTTATAAATGGATTTAAAGAAGGTTTAGGTATTCATTCTCCATCAACTGTTTTTGCAGATATAGGTAAAAATGTTATTGAAGGATTATGGAATGGATTAAAAGAAACATGGGACAAAATAAAAACAAAGATTGAAAATGTTTACAATTGGATTCAAGATAAATTAGTTAAACCTATTACAACAGCATTTGAGAATTTTAGAAACACGTTAGGAACTATATGGGAAACTATTTCTACTAAAATACAAGAAAAAGTAGAAGGAATAAAAAATGGAATAACAATAAAATTTCAAACAGCATATGATAATGTAAAAAGAGTTTTTGAACATATAGGTGGTTTCTTTAGTGGAATATGGGAAACAGTAAAAACAACGTTCTCAAATTTAGGAACTAAAATTAGTGATGCTATGTCTGGTTCTGTAAAAGCTGGTTTAAATGGAGTATTTTCTAAAATAGAAAGCATTGTCAATGGTTTTATTAGAACAATAAACAATGCAATAGGGTTAATTAATAAAATCCCAAAAGTCAGCATACCAAAATTAAGTCAAATATATATTCCAAGACTAGCAACAGGAGGAATGGTTGATGAAGGTCAATTATTTATTGCAAATGAAGCTGGACCAGAGCTAGTTGGAAATATAGGAACAAAAACAGCGGTAGCAAACCAAAACCAAATTACAACAGCGATTGCAAATGCTACATACAATGCAATAAGTAGAGCGTTAGCGGAGAATCAATCAAACGGAGGACAGCCACAAACGATACAAGTTATTGTAGGAAATCGTGAAGTTTATAAAGGGTATGGTCAATACAAAGATGAACAAAGTAATATGTTAGGTATAAGCATATAGAAAAGGAGGAAAAACATGAGCAATTTTAGAGGATATTATGTAAAAATAGGCAACTGTTATTTTACTGACCCAGCAATAAAAAGAGATGGCTTATTAATAATGCCACATTTAGTACAAACAGCAGATGCAGGCGTATTAGCAAGTGGAAAAATTGAAATGAAAGTTTTACCACACACAAGAACTAAAATACAAATGACTTTTCCTCCAATGACTCTTGATCAATATAAAAGATATTATGCAGTAATTATGTCAAGTATGTATCTTCAAGTAGAATATTGGAATGAAGGAATAGATGCTTATGAAACTGGTACATTTTATCATAACGACATGGCTTATAAGCCTATTCCTCGCTCTACGGAGTATTGGGTTGAAATGCAAGAAATACATTTAATTGAGCATTAGGAGGGGAAATATGTATAAATTAGAAAATAATATAGAATGGACTACGGATTTAAAAAATGCCTTTAAACATAATGCAACAAGAGCTAAGTTATTATGGAGTGGAACTGAAATTAATGAATCAAATAATTTATGTGATTTAACTCTTGATGAGCAAAGATACATTTCTAATTTAGGGTTTATAGGCTCAGCCACAGCAAGAAAATTAGAAATAAATTTAATTGATAGTGCTGGGGACATAAATTTAGAAAATAAAGAATTCATATTAAAAATAGGAGCGGATTATAATGAAGATACTTACTATATAAATTATGGAAATTTCATTGTAGATAAACCACCAGAGGTAGATGCAACCAACGGAAAGATAAGAGTTGTTGCTTATGATTATATGATAAAATTCAATAAAAAGTATGTAAATAGAGTACCTTATCCATGCACATTATTAGCATTATTACAAGATGTATGTGGTCAAGCTGAGGTGGAATTAGGTTCATTAGATTTCGCAAATAAAAACTTTATCGTACAAGATAATCAATTTGAAGGTGCAACATTAAGAGAAGTATTACAAAATATTGCAAAATGTGCATTTAGTTGGGCGAGAATTGGTCAAGATAATAAATTATATTTAGATTTTAATTTATTGCCAGATGCTACTGAAACAATAACTATAGATGATTATAAAACAGATTCGTTTAAAAAAGCAAATGAATATTATGGTCCAATTAATCAAGTGACTTATGCAGATAGTGATATTCAAGGTCAAGAAGAAAGAGTAAAAGACCAAGAGAGCATTGATGAAAATGGATTGAAAGAATTAGTAATATATGATAATTTGTTTGCTTATACACCAGCAAAAAGAAGTGAATTGATACAAGGCGGAACAAGACTTTTAGGGTTAAGTTATATGCCAATTTCAGAACTTGAGCTAATAGGGTTGGCATATTTAGATTGTTGTGATATAATAAATATAGAGACATTAGATAATACAACTTTTGAGTCAAGAGTTTTCAATCATCAAATACATTATACTGGAATATTGTCAGATAGTATAGTTACGGAAGGAAGTTCAGACAATGAAGAAGTATACAAGAATACGGCAACTGATGTTTTTCAAAATCAACAAACAAGAATAATCGTAGATAGAGCAAATAAAACAATACAATCTGTTGTTGAAGAAGTAGGTGAGCAAAACACAAAATTATCTGAAATGACACAAACTATTGACGAGATAAGAAGCCAAATAAGTGATATAGCAGATATGACAACTTCGCAAGAAACAACAAGTGCGAAATTACAATTTGAAGACATTGGAGAAAGTGAGCCTATAAATATAAGAATAAGACCTACAGGTTCGAACATTTCGCATTTATATCCAAATTCAAGATTATTTCCAAGTTCAAGTTTATTTATGAAAACTAGGACATTAAGATTTACAAATTTATCAAAATATATGCAAACAGAAGATACAAAATATACAAGTTATAAACGATACTATACATACGATGGAACAGACTATATATTACTAATTGCTGGAACAGACTATGTGATTGGAAATGTTATATTGGGAACAAAGTATGAAAATGTTTATGTTGATTATGAATTACCAATGAATTTACTATGGTACGATGCTGACAATTACGACGAATTTGTTTTAGATTACGATAGTCAAATTTGCCAAGTAAAGAAAAGAGTACAATATAATTCAGACGGTACAACTTCACTATTACCAGAGCAAACTGTATATAATTTTACATATCCACATATTTATTTAGATGAAGGCGATTACGAAATAGAATTGTTAGGATATGCAGGAGTATATATGTTTATAAGGCTTATTGTAAAGAATATATATGGTGCACAATGGGCTACAAAAGCTGAGTTAGCAAGTGCAATTTCTCAAAGCAAAGATGAAATTTCAGCAGAAGTAACACAAACTTTGAGTGGCTATTCAACAACAGACCAAATGCAGAGTGCAATAAATATAAAAGCAGGAGAGATAAACAGTCAAGTTGTACAAACTTTTGAAACAAAAGGAGATGCAAATACAAAATATAGTAGAATAAATCAAACTATAAGTGGGGTGGAAATTGAAGTTGGTCAAAAAGTTAATGAAGAAGATTTTAGCAATGCTAAAATCACGGCAAAAATAAACGACGGAACATCTGATGTTCAAATTCGTGCAGATAAAGTTTCTTTAACAGGAAAAACTATAAACATGACATCTGAAAACATAGATATTAAAAGCAATAATTTTAATGTTGATGTTAATGGTAATATGAGTTGTAATAATGCAAATGTAAGTGGAACAATTACAAGTAGCAATGCTACCATTACTGGAGGACTTGTTCAAATTTATGGAGGAACGAGAAGTAATCCTAAGTTTGAAATT